AACAAAAAGACGATGCTGGGCAGACATCAACATCATTAATACCGTCTATAGAAATTGTAATTAGAACAGTGGAGTTATTCACCATTTTGCAAATATAGGAGGGATTGGCTAAAGGAGTTCCTAGGGCTTGATATGACCCGGTAAATGTTGTTGAATCAATACTTCTTAGGGTTTCCCATGCTAGCCGTTGTGTGTAGCTCATTTTACTCCCTATTCTTCATTTATGATCATTATTTCTTCTTCCTCTACCTCTTCCTCTTTTCCTTTCTTCTCTTCAGCTTCTCTGACTTGATCTTCAATCATTCCAATATGTTTTTGATATTGGAATATGATCTCCTTAGCGGTTACTAATGTAGTGTCGGAAGGAAAGTAAACGTGAGCTGTTTTTCCATCTACTGTTGCCTCAAGTCTGGTAAAGTTCATGTATCATCTCCTTTGTAAAGGTTAAGTTTTTTATTACCATAAGGAGGTGTTTTATTCTACCACTAATTCATTACCCATCCAATTACTGTGATGTTCGATGTTGTAGTAGTGGCACCAGTTCCGTTGGTAAATGTTAATGTACATGAACCAGCAGCATTTACAACACTCTTTAGGGACACAGCAGATCCTGTTGTTGTCCCAAACCATGTCAACATGATATCTGTTGATGCACCTGTGATTGTTGAGTTTTGTATTACAAGGGCCTGGTCAGCTGCTGCTGCTATTGAAACACCACTGAATGCAACCTTGAAGTGTCTGTTGTTACATACTTGCGGACTTGCTGCCGCAGCAACATCTGTAGGAGTAACTTTGATACCCCCAACATTTGAAAGAACATCTGGCACTGTCACTGCACTTGATGTAAAGGACGATGCTGTTCCAGTTCCGGAGGCTGTTGTTACAGTTAATCCTGTAGCAGCACCAGAAGCAAGTGTTAATGTTGTAGGACCATTAACGGCAACTGTTGTTGTAACCTGACCAATTGTTACTGCGTGAGCGGCAGCTCCTGTGGCAATATTGACAGCACCGGCACGTGTAGCGCCTGTTGCAAGTAAGTTAAATGTCTGTGTACCAGCTGTTGCGGCACCGTTCATGATATTTAGAGTTGTGCTAGCACCAGGTGTTGTACCATTAAGGATATTAACGATGTTTGCACCAGCATTTGATGTGCCTGAAAGAATCTGTACTGTTTGACCTGTTGCGTTAGTAGCAGCACCAATTGTGATTGTTCCTGTTCCTGCAGTACCACCAAGTGTTATAGTACCTGATGTCAATGCATTACCAATTGTCACAGAACCAGTTGTTTGTGTGTTACCAATAGTAATTACGTTAGCTGCAGTACCGCCAATAGCAATTGTTTTAACGCCGGTACCACCAGTACCGATATTAACTGCCATTGCGTTTGTTCCTGTTGCCAGATTAAATACTTGAGTACCACCAGAAGCGTTACCAGAGAACATGTTGATTGTTTGTGTACCAGCAGAAGGGGCACCACCAAGAATTGTTACAGTATCATCTTGAGCAGAGTTACCGCCAGCGATTGTAATTACACGAGCGGCATCTGGGGCGACATTACCCATACCTATTGTGGTTACCCTGGCGTTGTTACCTAATGCCAAGACACCAGCACCAGAAGAGCCTGCTCCTGAAAGGATATTAACTGTAGAGTTAGCAGCAGATGCACCGTTAGCAATGTTAACAGTCTGAGCAGTGCTGTTAATTCCGTTAGCCATATTTACAGTTAAGCTACCAGCGATTGTGTTACCTAGGTTAAGAACCTGTGTACCACCTGTAGCTGTTCCTGAAAGGACGCTTACTGTTTGTGTACCAGCAGAAGGAGCACCGTTAAGAACGTTAACGGTATCATCTTGTGCTGAGTTACCACCGTTGATTGTTGTTATCCTAGCAGCAGCTGGAGCTACGTTACCGATACCAATAGTGGTTACACGCGTATTGCTACCAAGAGCTAATACACCAGCTCCTGTTGTACCTGTTCCGGAAAGGATATTAACTGTTGAGTTAGCACCCGAGTTTCCGTTAGCTATTGAAACCGTCTGAGCTGTTGTGTTTATGCCGTTACCGATCGTTATCTGGTTACCATCTACACCGTTACCTATACCGATAGTTTTTGCTCCACCAAGATTTGCTATGGCTATTGTCTGGGCTGCTGTAGAAGCGGAAATGGTAATGGTACCTGTCTGTGCACCTGTACCGCCGATAGAAATTGTACCACTTGTCATACCAGCACCGATAGAGACAGAGCCGGCTGTTTGAACATCAGCAATTGTTAGTGTTGTGGCACCAGAACCGTTTGCTATTTTCATTGCATTTGATCCAGAAGATGATCCTAAAACCATATCTCCTGTTTGTGCTGTACCCCCGATAGTTATCGATCCTGAAGTTGTAGCAGCGCCTACTGTGTAAGTAGAAGTCGCTGCGCCATTCAGGGCAAAGTTACCAGTACCAACTAACAATGAGATACCGGATGTTGATGAAACGCTACCGATAGTAACAACGTTAGAAACTGCCCCTGTACCAATGTTAACTGCTTTCGCTGAGCCAGCGCCTCCGGCAATATTAACAGTGGTAGCTCCTGTTCCAGCTCCTATAGCTACAATATTTGTGCCAGAAGAAGAACCGATAGTCATTGTACCAGTTTGTGCTGTACCACCAATTGTCATAGTTCCTGTTGTAGTGGATGCGCCAATTGCATAAGTAGATGTAGCGGCACCATCAAGAGAGAAATTTCCTGTACCAACAAGGAGAGAAATTCCAGCTGCTCCACCTGTGTTACCAATTGTAGTAACAATACCGCTTCCATTACCGATAGTTGTTGTGTTATTTGATGTCAAAGTTGTGAAAGCACCAGCTGCCGGTGTTGTTCCACCTGTTGCTGGAGGAGCCGCAAACACAGCTGCTAGGTTGCTTGGCTGCACCGCTAACGCTGTAACGCCAGGAACTGTTGCAGTGCCGGCTACAGCTTGAGCATCTGTTGACAAGTTAGTGATACCGGTAACACCAGTCTGAGCGATATTAGCGCCGGCTAGAACCAGTGATTGTCCATAGTCGTAAACAGCCTTTGCGTAAGGAACTAATGTTGTTGAAGTAGAATCTGTAACAACATTAGAAGACAGTTGCACGATACCCGCAGTTGTGGTAGTAGCGTAAGCATTACCCCCAGCTTGCCAGGTGGATCCGTTGAAGATGTACTCTGTAGGAGGGGAGGTGGAAGTATCGAAATACTGCTGTCCTAATTGTCCAAGGAATGAGCTAGGAGGTGCACCAACACCTGTTACTGCTCCCTGGGGTACACTTATTAAACCACCTATTCCATATGCTACGGGCATGACTGACTCCTTTATTAGCCTTAAAAATTTTATAATGCATCAAATAGGTCTAATAGTCAAACAAATAATTTAACGATTCACAGCTATTGACAAAAAATCACATGGCGATATAACATAAATAACAAACAATGAGTGGTTTATATGATGAAGAAAAGTTTACGGTTTTTTACACCCAAAGAGCTAGCTAGCATGTTGAATGTGCATCCTAATACGATTTACAATAGTATTAAGTCTGGAAGGATTCACGCATGTAGAATTGGGGGAGGGAAGAAAGGCTCTTATAGAATATATGAAAATGATATAGAAAGGCTTATTGAGAACGACTCAAGGGAGATAATCGAGAAAATAATACAAAATAGAGTAGAAGAAGAACTTAAAAAAAGAGGAGGATAGGATGAATGTAGTTTTAGGGTTTATTGCCATGTTCATGGCTATTAGTGGTGTTTACTGGAGCGTTCCACATGGAAAATAAAACAAAGAGAATAGATTGGGAGAAGATATCGGTTTATTTCACTGCATTAGCTATATTGATAACCATTATGGTATTCTTAAATCAATTCCAGAGAGACATTATGGATATTGTAGAGAGAATAGCGGTTTTAGAAACAAAAATAGAGGCACACATAAAATGATTGAATTTGTGTGCATGTTTGTTCTTTGCTTTGGAATTAAGGTAATACTAGCAGTTATAGATTAACGCTCACTATTAGATGCTTCCTCAGTAAGAAAGTCCCAGTCTTCTTTCGGATGGGATTTTTCCATATATTTCTTTACTTGATTAGCAAGATTTTTTATTCCCTGAATAGAAGATTGGTTGGCGTTTACTACCATTTTCTTCGATATATTCTGCAAATAAGGACTCAAAAGCATTTCCCTTGCAAGCAGTCGAGAGGCCGCTTCTGTGGCCACAGCTTTTAATGGAAGAGGATTGCCGGTTAGAAAAGCCCACCCTGCCATCGGAAGCCCTATCGCTTCCGCTTTATTTATGAAAGAATCCACTATTCCTGGTTTAAGCTTCTTATTAATCTGAGAATATTTTGAGTAGAGCTTATTTGTGAGCTCGAAATCTTTAGCTAATTCAGGAGATGTCTTATGTAGAGCATCTAAAACCGGTTTTTTCAATTCAGCAAGGGCCTTTTTTCCCCCACTAATGCTATTCCAGTTTACAGACCTATTGATGTCTTGCCAAAAATTAATCAAGTACTCGGGAGTCACTGATTTATTATTTATCGAATCGATTGCCTCTTCAATAAACCCAAGAGCTGCCTTTCGATCTGGTGACGAGGCTAGTGTTTTGGATAGTTTGTCTTGGATATCAACAAATTCGTCATATAGTTTTGTTCTTCTATCCCCACCAATAATCTTCTGTGCTTGTGGGCTGTTCTTAATAGATGTATACGAATCTCCAAGCGTGTCTTTTATTTCTGAGAAGACCCTTTTTGTCTTACTGCCCTTTCTAGCCAATTTAGACAATATTGATGACTTAACTTCCCCCTGTATAAGAGGGGTTATTTGTGATTCGGTTAAACCTATCTTCCTTCCCGCCTCTACGATATCTTTAGCCTTTTTTCCTGGAAGTAATCGTTTAGAAACGGCCGCCTGTCCAATGGGGGCCACTATTTCCGTCAATGCTGCCAATTCCTCTGGGGCTCCTGCTTCCCTAAGTCCTTGTCCAGCTAAACCTGCGCCAAGAGAAGTTAACAACGTTTTAGCGCCACCACCACCAAAAGCTGCTGTTTCTCCTAGAAACTCTGCTCCCCGACCCGCTATTCTACCTGCTGGAGTTTTCCCCTCTCCTATTCCAGTCAGCTCCTTAATGCCTCTTTTTACCTGACTAGAGGAAGGGAATCTGGATCCTAAAGGAATAGGTTCATCTAGTTCAGAAATTAAAAGCATCTCACCATAAGATGGAGTTTCACCTCTATTTAATTTATCTATTATCTGAGAGCGGACATCTTGCATTTGCTTTTGTTCAGAAGTAATAGCACCCTCTGGAGACTGGGCATGTAATAAATCAAGAATATCTCCATATGCTCCTCCAGCCCCCGCAATCCCCTTAGAAAGGGATTGTTCGGCAACATCCCTAGAGACAGAAGGTGACTTTGGCTTCAGCCTCAAAGAAGAAGGCGCTGACGATGATTGCTTTTCTGGTTTAGATTTCAAGCGTAGAGAAGATGGAAAAGTCATATTAATCTAAACCCTTCTGGTAATTGTTCTACTTCTTCTTCATCTACTTCATAAGTCTGTCCATCTGGTCCCATAACTTCAACCATTCTTCCAGATAAATTTGAACCACCCTGTGGTTGCAAAGAGCCGTATCTATTTAAAAGACTGTCTGTTTCCTCCCTTACAAATGACTGGGCGAGCTCATCGGCCTTTTCTTCTGGGATTCCGGAAAGACCATATTTCTTATAAACCTTATCGAGAGAGTCGGCATATAAATTATCTAACTTATTATTCACGCCAATTAAATCTATGATTCTTTTTCTACCCTCATGAGTATTAAGCAGGCCTGGAAATTGTTTCATGAAAGATACTAAGTCAAAATTAGTAACCCGTGATCCAAAGGCATCCTTAGCCCTATTTTGGAAACGAGCAATGATTTTTACAAATTCCTGAACATCGGGAGAAACAAGCCCTGCTAATTGAGCTAATGGACGAGGCTCCCCTGTTTCTGGATCTATTATAATTCTTCCCACGCCCTCTGGAAGTTTAGAACTAAGTTTATCTAACCTAGAGAAGTCAGCCTGATCTTTCTTGCTGTCTATAAGAGTTTTCTTGTTTTGTTGAAAAACGGGAACATTTTCTTTTCTCCAGCTTTTCTTTTCATCATTCCATTCTTTTGGAGAATATCCGGATGGTCTTTTTGTAAAACTAGGCCATTCGAAGTCTTTTTCTATTTTACCATTTTTCATTTGAGGAATTTTCTTTTCCTGGCCTTCTTCTACATCCATAGGCTGTTCAGGGGCTTCTACCCCTTGCAACATCTTATTCAGGTCCTCTCCCCTTAGTTTTGCATCAATTCCGTGTTTAAGAAGTTCTGTTTTTCCACCTGTGGGCGCCGCTTTCCATATATTAGCAAATTTCTCACCAAAAGCTTCTTTGACCTTCCCATAAGATTCTTCATCCTGAAATCTTTCAGCTTGTCCTTTTTGAGAAAGTTGTTGTTGTTTCATTCTCTGAATATCAGATGCGCCAGATTGTTTCAGATTTTGAATTAATAAAGCTCTCTGCGTATCTGGATCTAACCCAGATAAATCCATGCCAGTTAGTCGTGTGGCTGCTTCAGTTCCTTGTTGTCTTTCTCTCTGATTTTTTAAATTAGAGAAATATCTATCCACTTGTTCCGGCAGTTGTTGAGCTGCACTTCCGACTAAGCTTTCGAAAAAAGACATTGGTTTTGGATTTGCGGGTAAAACTTGGACCATTTTATACCTCTATTTGTTTAACGTACACCAGCACTTCCTAATCTGCCTCTTCCTAATGCAGCACCAGCACCGCCTGACACACCACCAGCTAATGCGCCGATTGGTCCTGCTGTGAGAAAACCGCTGATAGCGCCAGGAATAGCCCCACCAAGACTGGAACCGAGAGAAGACATAAATCCAGAACTTTGTTTTGGAACTAAGAAATTTTCATATGGACGCTGACCCAGTAAATCCCCGCTCAATCCCATCAAATCCATGATAGCCTGTCTTTGTAATGCTTGACGTCTTGATTGAAGATCCTGTGCAAAATTAGAGGCTGCCTGATTCACTGTATTTTGAAAACCGCTACTGCGTCTTGCGCCCATTCCCATTCCACTAAATCTAGAAGCGATATTACCTTGCAATTCGCTAAATTGACGTAGAGCTGGAGCTTCCGTTTGTTCAAATTGAGACTGATCTCCACCGGCGAGTCTAGACAGATAGCTATCCGGACTAACATTACTGAATAATTGCTGGAATAGTTGCATCTGTTCTGGAGTAAACTGCTGAATTTTTCCAGACTTGTACCCAGATGGGATCTTATTTCCGGTTCTTCCTTGTGCCCCTACTAGAGAATTTCCACCTGACATACCAAATGACATAACCACCTCACTTTCCTATAGGATATCATAAGTATAAAATATTTTATATTTCTATTTGTCCGATATCCATTCTAGCACTATTTTTCCACTGGTAAGAGCTGGCGCTCCAGCCCCTACCACAAATCTGATCACATCTGAGGTTGTAGAAGCGCCGTTAACTGTGACATAGAATAATATTTGTCCGGCTACTGCCACGCTCGTTCCTGGAATAAGACCATACCATGAAGTTCCATCAGTATACGTACCATCGAATCTTGTAAATTGAGAGATAGATGAGATTTTAAACCCAATATTTATGTCGGCTGTAGAAGTAAATGTATATACCTGCCTAAGGCCCTGTTGTCTTTGGGCACCATCTAAGAACCAGTTCTCACCCGTGATAGCACTTCGATTAACTGGAAAAATCCCTATAGTGCGGTTATTAACAGCATTACTGGTATCAATATAGGCTTTGGATAACTGTAGAGTAAGTTTCTTAATATCCTCAGGAAACTCCCTAGAGGTTCTTAAAAATGCAACCTGATTAGCAACATTAGCACTCATGCTAGTACCTGGGATGGACTTACATCTAAAATAAATGAATGGAGTTCAATTTCCGCAAATTGGTGATCGAACTCAGGATCTCTCATTTGTTCATCTGATAAAGTGATTCCTATTTGGACTGTATCCCCCAAAAGAGAAATGTTTTTTCTATGCCATATTTGAGATTGTTGGGAACCTGTAACCATCTGCAAGTTTATGTTTGCCGGAGTTAATCCTATGTTTGTGCTTTCAGGACATGTATAGAGCACTGAAGAATTAACCAACGCCAAATTATCATCTTCTGGGGAGTTATATGCATCTGCCCCGTTTTGACTTAAGAATATCTGTAGGGTAACTTGTGATGTGGATGTCTTTGTTAGGAGATACTGTTGAGGTCCCAGGCGCGTTTTCCTAGCCATTCCCCATGAAACAGGAAATTGTTTAGTCTGTATCTGAGGGACATACATCCTTACAATCACACCTTCGCCAAAATACGTTCCGGTACCTATAGCAGGATTTAGGCTAAAGCTGTTATTTGTAATGGGGTAGTCAACAGAAAACACTTTGTCGTTAACTTCCGAAGATATAGTGCCTAGACAATTTTTAATAATAATATAATCCCCTATATTCAAGCAGTGGTTGGTAGATGTCACTACACTGCCTGTGAATCCTTCTATAGTTAAACATTTAGACTCACTTGTACCGCTATCTCTGAATAAAACAAACCCTTGTTGATTACCAACAATTACTTGCGGTTGTAGGACTGTTGTAGAGCCTGCATTCCATGGTTCGTTCCAATCACTCCATGTGGGGAATACAGTCCCTATTGTTGCCCAAGTATACCCAGTAGATTGTCTAAACAATCCATAAGTGGTATAGCATTCATTAAATATACCCCATGAGTTATCTCTGTAGTTATATTGTAAAGTCTGTGTAGGGAATTTATACGAAAACTGATTGGAAGGGTATGTAAAATATGCCCACTCATTGATAAAATCTCTCTGCGAACAAACACGTTCCTGGCCATTGTTCAAAAGCTCCAGCTGGAATATCTGATCCGGAATCTCTAAGTCAAATCGTTTAGATTGGTTCTGATTAGTAATAATATAACCCCTAGAACCACTCGTAAGCACACCTTCGTCCATATTGATAGCTGAAAAAGGACTAGCTGACCCATACTCCGAATTAATCAGAAAAAAGTTAAAAGGGATTATATCATTACCCGAGTATACCAACTTGGTCTGACTCCTACTGAAACCCATTATAAGCACATCTTCGTTAGAGGAGACCGTGTTAATTGCCTCAGAAGTACCAGCCTCTATAAAGCCTCCAAAACCTGTTTGATCTTCAAAATAAGCAGAAGCTGTTGCTGTTTGATTGGTAGGAACCAGGAGAGGACTAAATACAGTAGTTGCTATAGAAGGATCTCCGGTGAACGAAGCAGTGTAATAAGGAGTTCCATTCTGACTATAGATAACAGTGTCTCTTAGGTATATTGGGCTCCCTGTTGATGTCTGAACACAGGGTCCCACAAACAAAAGCCTGTCTTTGAATGGAACTATCATTCTAGCCCCGGCTAAATAATATTGTGCTGCAGGGAGGTCAGCAATGGAAAAAAGTGATTGAGATAGAGGAGGCATGAAGTTAACCCAACCTCTAGTGCCATTAAGAACTGGCGCTGTAGCGCTACTATTAGTAGGGTCGCCGTCATAGAATCGTATACAGTCTAATGTAGTACTAGATCTGCTGGTAAGATATTGTGCTATACCCCCTGTACCATTACCTGCTAAAGTAGCATTTGGAAATGTAACAATAACGTTGTTAGCATCGGTAACGGTCGTTACATATCCTGTCTGAAAGTTGATGCCAGTTGTGGTGACTACTTCGTTGATAAATACAAAGTCACCCACAACAAGTCCATGACCAATAATATTAAGGGAAGCTGTGGTTGGTGTTAGAACTGTAACCGTTACAATGCTCTTAAACTGTATTCCAACATTGGAAGCATTAAATGGCACTGTGATGCCGTTAGTGGCCCATAGTGCACCTTGATAATTAACGGTCCAGAATTGCTGATAATCCTGTCCATTCCAGGATGTTGGAGTCCAGTTTGTCTTCTGTACATATCCAGCATATAAACCTGTTGGAGGGTTTTTGTAGAAGCTGACATCATACACATCAAAAGGAATGGTATTGTTGATGTTATATGAATACTTGGTGTCGAATGCTATAGTGCCAGCAAATGATGGATTGTCTCTTATAAAATCCTCTAAGCCCATTACAGGAAGATCCGGATAATATCTAAATACAGCAGAATATGAGCTCCCTGCTTGCGCGGGTATAGTTATCACACCAGTTGCATAATTGATTGTATTGGGCCCGGACGTACCCGTAGGTGTGAGATACCCATCCATAGTAGGGTCTGTGAATGGACCGCCTGGACCTGTTAGTGTAACAGTGCCTGGAACTATGTTTCCTGCGGCTTGTAGACCAAAGCCGGTGAGGAGGTTTCCAACACCACTTCCGTTTAATGTGATTGTAGTAGATCCGGTATTATATGAAATTGAGGTTGAATCGAAAAACCGTGTTAGACGACAAAGAAATGAAGTTCCCCTTTTTCTTTTTACCCGTCCACGCCATTGATAAGCATTGACAAGGCGAGGGAAAGAATCATTATCGATAACAAAGGCTGTTCTATCATTCCTTATACCTTTATCTATAGGTCCAACAACTAGCTTTTCTCCCATATACTCCTAGATTTGAAGGACCATAAAGGTAAAGTTAGCTGGATCTACTAAAGAAGCCCCGTTCAAAGTGACGAAATTCAATTCAAACTGACCCACAGGGGCCAGTAAGTTATAACCCACCTGCGTTCCAGAAGCTGAAGAAACCACATTAGATGAACAAATGACAGCATATTGATTTGTAGAAACAGCATTAGCCGTCAAAGTCACCACATACTTACCCGTGGATGATCTTGTCACCGTCGACACATTAACGGATTGAGATCCTATTACAACTGGACCAACACCACCCTGTACATATCCCCAAGCCCTAACACAATTGAGGGGGAATATGCCATTTTGGTTTCTATAATTTAGATTTGCCACAGAACTTGCCGTTCCAGAACTGGTATACATAATAGAGGCAGGATCCGTCTGCGCGCCTCCAGCATTCTTTCCGCTTATCGTTACTTGTTTATGAGTGCCAGACGGAACATCTGCGAATGTATAATGATCAACAGCAATAAGGGTGTCTATTGAGTTAGTGTTTGTTTTCATTGGCCCCTGGTCAACCGACGGGTTGTTTGGAGCATCTGGGATATCTCTTGTATATGTGATAACCATATTAAGTTGTTCCCCCTATGTTATTGTAGCCAGATTGTCCACCCAAGAAGCCACCTTGACTATATATTGTTTGTGTGCGATCATTGGTCCACTGACGCTGGCTTCGCTTCCAAACAAGTAGCTCTTGTTCCTTGAATAAGGGTTCGTAGAATTGGAATTGCTCTACGTCGCCAGTGTCAGATAGTATTTTACGAGCAGCTCCCCTTGCTAGGTATTCGGCCATATATCCGAATGGAATTGCTTCCTCTGTGTTTAAAAATGCAGCAGGAGAAAGATATGCGTCCAATTCCACAAGATATTGTCTATCTGGTGGGGATCTGAGGGTAAGCGTATTGTTGTAATAAAGAACAGCTCTAGGTAATCCGGTCTGAAAATAATACCATTGGGCGCTAATTGCGACTCCTGATGGAATAGCCACAGGGAAAGTGATGGTTGCCACTCCAGTGAAATAGTTTATGGTGTTAGAAGTGATGCTATAAGTGCCCGGAAGAGCAGTATTCCCAAATGGGGCATTTCCCGGGGTCATCAGCAATCCATAGTTAGCATCCCCTAACAGAAATTGTCCGCTGTCCGCCACTATGATATTAGAACCATCAGAGTCCATTGTAGTAAAGTAAACAGCTGATTCCACGCTAGTTACAGGAATGCCAGTATTAAAACTAGTAACCATAGGTGGATCTTGATTAGTGCCTGTAGCAATTATCCCAGCCATGTCAATGTGACCTCTCAATACACCGTTCACTGGAGTGTTGATGGGTACTTGATTTCCTGGAGAAAGAGGAAGGGTTATTGTATAAGGTCCTGCTGTGCCATCCCCGATAACCCCGGTGACCGAATTCTGTACAACGTTAGGCCATATATTAAAGAAAGATGACCTCTGAGATTGTAAAGGAACTTGGATTCCATTTACATATGCTGGAGAAAGAAACCCCTGATATACGGGATACATGCCAATCTGCTGACCACCACTCTCAGTCTGAACGCTATAGAGAGGCATATTGTAACGGTCTACGCCAGGGGTTGTTTGAAATTGATATTTCTTCTTAAGATCGAACAACTGCATACGAGCGTCCACATCCATGATCCAAAACCTATTGATATAGTCGATGATTAGATCATCGCTGATATCAGCATTGGATGGACTCTTAATGATTCGCCTTACATAAGTTATTATATCGGATAAAAGATTCAATTATTTCTACCTGCTCATAAATATTGATTTTTCATTACCTACTGGTTTTGCATCTAACCTCTGTACTGTATTTTCAACAGCCATTGATCCATAATATTGACCCGCATAATCACCACTAGTTGTTACACTTTCCTTCATAACCAACGTATGATGACGAGCCTTCTTAATCTGCTCTGCTACGTACCTTGGCGCAAAAACTTTTTTATTAACTGGAATCTTCCAAAACTCAGCAGGCAAACCGGCAAAAGGCTTTGTCCACATTTCGATTTGTTCGCCTATAATCATATTATTTTCTGCTACAAACGCCACATACTCTTTCGCAAATTCATATTCCTTTCTGTAGTTCTCGTTAAACTTCTCTCGACTACCAATTGAGCGATTAGGCTTCAGATAAATATCAGCGGCTCTAGCCAACTCTGATTGAGACATTTTAGTCTGAGAGTCCACCTCTTTTATTGGGGCGGTATTCATGTGATCTAGTGTCATTTGTTGCACCTGATCATCAAAGGCCTTAAATTGAGCTTCGGCTTTATCCAACTCTCTCTCTGCATCCGAATTTACGTTAGGTTTTCTATTCATTCTTACTCCTATAACGGTGAGATATTTATAAAACTTCCTGGTATATTGGTAGTTAAATTTACATTACCAGTATTGGAAATTATTCCGCTATTGATATCTCCTATAGAAAATATTTGCGCTGGTGTCTGAGGAACATTGAACAAAGTGGCCACACCACCTGACGAATAAGCACTAAAACCTGAAGAATTTATATTTACAGTGAAGCCGCTTGAATTAACCGCTGTAATTTGCCCAACAAGGGTGTTTATTTGCGTCATACCGCCAACAGATGTGAATTGGATGCTATTGCCTAGTCGAAAGGAATTGTTTGCTGTAACGGTTGCTTGCAAAGCCTGTGAGATATTTGTGATAGTTGCCGTATAAGGAGTTGGAATAAAGGTATCAACAAACCTAGAATCGAAATCTAATGTCACAGAGGTAGATGAGGGAATGTCTATAACATAAGCACGGACTTCATTAAGTTGATAAGATCCAAAGATAGCGGGTATTATCAGTCTTATTTCTTGTCCTATCACATAATCATGATCTTGATCAGTCGCAACAACTGTTGTGACGCCTCTAGTGATATTAGATATATTAAATCGAAGAGGACTATAAAACTCAGGATGTATAGGTACATTTGCATAAGGAGGGACGGGATATGAAATAACTCCTGTTTGAGATGACATTGATATCCCTTTTAATACGGGTAGGGGTCAATCCCCTACCCACCGTCAGCTTTTTTAATGCTAGCGGAAAAACTTCTAATTAAGGCAACGACATATCGTGCAAGAACGCTTCCCAATAGATTACGTTACCTGCAGCTCCAACAAGAACTGATGTTGTAAGCACACCACCAGCACCTGCTCCAATAATAAACCCTTGAGCTGTGTTATTAACGAATGCGCCGTTGATAGCTGGTCCGTTAATTGTGTTCACAAGAGTTGTACCAATTGGCATATACTGAGGAGGAGGATACAGAGCAGATCCGCTGCTAATTACTGTTCCACCTGTATTGACATCCCCTACAGCCACAATCTGAGCAAACGATCTTCCAGGAGTACCTGCGAAGCTGACGTTGCTTGTAAATGCTGTCATTGCTGAAGAGTCAATATTAACAACAACTGTGTTGTAATCTGTTACAGATACCACATAACCATAGACTGGAGAGCCTGGGGTTAACGTGTTAGGTAACGAATTCAACTCTGTTGTTCCCCATGCTGAAGGGATACGGAAAGCAATCTCTTGTCCAACTTTAAAGTTGTGAGCAGAGGCTGTATCAACCGTAGTCGTTGTTCCTAAAGTGATGGCACTGATCACTGTTTCTCCAGGGAAATACAGATAAGGGTATAATACCTTCTTAACTGTAGCTCCAGCAGGAGAACCCGATAATGCAGTGTAAGCACTCTGGTTAGTATTCCAAGGAATTGTAAATGTGGTTGCGCCTGTTACAGTGACTGTAAAAGGAACCCCCTGAATTTGCTGCATACCAGTTGTTGAAGACTGATATAGACCTTGGAATATAACAACATCGCCACTTGCTAAATTGTGGTTTGTTGTTGTTGTAACGACGGCAGGACTTGCCTTAGTGATACCACTAATTGCAAGTGTGGGCCCATACTGTAACAACTGGCCACCAGAAAACGTACTGATACCACCAGTTGAAACAACGTCCCATATGATAGCTGGAGTTGCGTTATAACCCTGTTGGATTGCAAAGCCTTGACCCATACCAGAGTCCCACTGTGCTGCAACAACGTTCTGTGATGTTGCGGCGGCAGCTGACGTGGTATAGTTCATCATTCTTACAAAATCAGGTTGGAATGGCAGATTAATAATCTGTGCTCCCCCTGTTGATGTAAACTTACCTTTTGCCATTCTTGAATATTCAGTCATCCTATACCCCCAAGTTGCTTAAGCGTGTGCTTAAGAGGTTACGGATCGCTGTATCTTGTGTCAGAGCTTGTGCCTGAGCGAACTTAACCGCTAAGGTTGCGTTCTGAGCCAACATGCCTGAATAGTAAGGATCACGGTAAATCAATCTCATGGTGTAACCATCTTGATCGATGTGTGTGATCGCTTGCTTACCTACAACTGTGTTGTAGTAAACATCTGATGTTGAACCACTTGCATTAGTAGCAGCGTTTCTAGAAACAGGTGCTTCAGAGCTTGTTAGGATACGAATGTTATAAACAGAACCATACTCAGATGGTAACGCGGAAGCATTTGTTGGGTAGTTCCACTGTGACAAGAAACCAGAACCAACTAATGAGTCGAAGTCGGACTGGAGCTCTGTAGAGCTCAACATAAAGTATGCTGAACGCACAGGGCCTGTTCCAAACCTATCCATACCTTCGATACCGCTCATGAATTTATAAGCGTTGTTTGTATCCAATGTAGTAGCAACAAGGCTAAAATCAGAAACTCCCAAGTTGGTGGGATTGAACCCGTTAGACCCACCACCAGCATTGATTTGTGACGCTGCTGATACGATATAGTCACGGAGGATTAAGTCCTCAGCTTGTCTCATGGCCACAGCTAGACGCTCTGACACCCAAGCTAATACACCCTCTTGGTCTTGCAGTATAACTTGTTCGTTGATGATACATCCTGTACCGAAGAAAGCCATTTGAGCATCAATGATGTCTCTTTGTGGCACTTGGGCTGGAGGATCAATACCAGAATTCCCCAACTGTACTGTTGGAGGAGTAAGTGCGCGTGGGCGCATAAATCGGCAAGTAGTACCGCCATTTGCAGGCATACTTACCTTATCACAAACTGTGATGTAGTTCATTGTGGGGGTTGGGACATAGAGCATCGCAGGCGCAAGCGACTGGAGGATCATAGGGCCCAAATTACCCGTGGTCGTAATTGACATATCAAATCTTTTAGTTTGTATGTTAAAAACGATATGATGATCGGTAGACGAGCCTATTTACGTCGTTCTCGAGCATATCTAAGAGTAGAGGCGATCTCTACCTAACGCCTAAAAATAGACCCATAACGCAGGGCGTCGCGAAACTCAATAAATACTAAATGAAAAATTTATAATCAATTGTTTTCTTTGATTTTTTGTATAGACCCATCATCTCCTGCATACACTTTTCCATTGGCATACTGTAATTGAAGTGTAGCTCTGGATGTTGGATATTCCAAAATATGATTTTTTGTAGTGGATGAGTGGACGGGTGCAACGTTTCACCAAACGCCCACATCTCAAAATCATGTCCTGTATAGCTAAAATCTGAAAAATGTAAATCTAGATCTAAAGCCGCCTTTTTTATTATTTTTTGGAGATCTTTTCTTATGTTGTTTATACAAATCCACCATTTTATTAATAGATTTTTTAAAATCATTACATATTACCATTTTATTTTCCGGATTCTTCTTATTCCATAAGTAAGGAACCTGAGAAAGGGGCATATCTTCTGGTAAGATCTCTCCGAATGCCCATATCTGAAAATCTTTATCCATCCTTGAGGCCGTTTCCTCTCTAGACAATATAAAAGCTATTATACAAGACAGCAAAACCACAATTACTAACCCTATTATAGATAAAATAACCATTATCCCAACCTTAATCTTTGTTGCATTTCTTTCATTTTATTGTAGGCTTGTTTTTGCCCTTCTTTACTAAAATCTCCTGCATTCTGGTAAGGAGAATTTGCAATACCAGTAGGTTGATAGTACAACCCCTGCTTATTATTATTAATTTTGTCCTGTATTGCCGACTGTTTGCTTTCCGGAAGATGGAGTCCTAGAGCCTTTATATTTTTGTATACCAGCTTTTGTCTCTCGAAACCCTCTGGCATCTCCAAGATAGTTTCAGCAAGCTCTGGGTCTTTCTGGGCAAATTTCTCTGCATACTGAAGTATGTCGAAAAAGTCTGGGTTGTTTTTTAACCATGACTGTTTCCTGTCTTCGGCCTGTTCCTGGCGTGATATTTCCTTGGCTCGTTTCTCTATCTTGTCCTCCATTTTTTTCTCAAAAGAAGACAGTGTCTTATTTAACTTCTTGTGATCCACATAGGGCTCGGAATCGTCCTCGTGCTCGAGCTCTTGTTCTTTTTGTTGTCTGCTAGCCAATAAAGCCTGCTCAGCGCCTAGTCTGGCCTGTCTTTCCTGTTCCAATTGTTTTTGGTATTTAGCTTCCAGCTGTCTAAAATTAAATTCCTTATCGCTCAACTTAGTGTCTGCAACTGCAGTTTCTTGAACTACTTCACTACTCATGTTCCATCCTTTTCCCATAACGCCGGGTCGCGGTTATATTTACTCGCATTAAATTCAATTTGGAATTATATATCAAATAAAAAAGTTGGTGTGCATGAAGATAGACAGACTAGAAACCTATGACAGACTTAAACATTTCAAGGGCCAATCCTTTGATATTGGAGAATGTTGTCAGGACATTGTCAACCAAAGGCCGTTTGGATCGCATCCATTCTATATATTTGCTCACCCAAGAACAGATGAGGATGGAACAACAAAAAGACTTATATGGCAACCGCGGTTAACGAAGCCAAAAGCTCAGACAAACTCAATGTTGTTTAAAGCCTATCCGGGAAGCGATAACATTAAGGTAATATGGATCATCCCCGCCAAAGAGGTTTGGTCTCAATTCGAAAAAGGAAAAGTGACAGAAGACTCTCAAATATATAAAAGTATCCAGATGTTTCAGCATAGTAGACACGAGTTAGAAGCCCCGGAACCAGATGATTTAAGTGATGAGCAGATTGATGCAGTATATAAAAACATCTCACAGGCATGTAGAACAAAGAAATTAGGGCTAATACTTCCTTCTTAAAACCCTGTGCAGCGACAAGATCATTGTGAAAATATGTGAAAATAATTACTTAGTCTTGATGATAAAGTATAGATCAGGTTAATCTGATGATACGGAAACCTAAACTTCAGAGGTAAATATGAGGAAATTAATTGGTTCTTTTTTTCTAGCTTTGTGCGCAAGTTGCGCCATAGTAAATGCTTCCGTATCTGATTTAGATACGCATGGCATATATGCAGGAGACTTCAGTGAGTCTTTTGGTTACGTTTCGGCAGGCTTCGGTCCAATCATACCGGTGCCAAACGTTGGAATTGGGTATAGACAACGATTTGCTGGCCAGTGGGGTTGGGATAGCGCACTCAACTTCGCAACCGCCGGAGTTGCTCACCATGCAAGCGCTCAATTACTAGCTCACTATTATCTAAGTGAAAAACAAAATTCTGTTTATATAGGAACAGGAGCGCGATTTGGTGGATTTCTATCCAACCACAGAAACGAAACAGCTGGCGTAATGTCAGTGGATTCAGTAATCGGTAAGGCTTTGGCTAACGATGGAGACGGGAACCATTTCATCGAAATGCATGTTTGCACTCCAGGATACTGGTCAACAAAGAAAGTGGCAAAGGTTTGCCCGTCGACTTCTCGTAAATTTTCAGCATTACCTCTAGTGTATATTACCTATGGAGTAGGTTTCTAATAGGTACTGAAAATCGAATTTGGTGCGAGGTCGTCGAAAGATGGCCTCGTTTATGCTAGTGTTCGTGGCGGCTTACCCATATCTCTTGGCTTGCCAGCTTTCTCACTAAACACATCCCTTGGCTTTCCTATGGGATTTCTTACGCCAGTGCCATAGTAATCACCCATGCCGATCTTGTTTGGCGAGGTATGAGACTGTTTTAGACCTTTAATTTTTTTCATAATCAACCAGCTTTATGATAAAAAAGAGACCAGTAAACAGTTGCCAACTTAAAATCGTAATCCCCATCCCACCAGTGTGTATGGGCATCTTTTTGACAACAATCTAACCATTCTGGCCATTCTTCCAATAAGTCTCCGCCCTCTCTACTCTTACGAGTAATAAGCTGATGCTTATCAGAAGGTTTTTTCTCCTGAAAAGGGACCCATCTCATTGCTGAACATCAATTGGTAGATTTTCACGAGACATATCATATTCGCTTAATATGGTTCTTGCCTTGTTCGGCAAACATTCCACTTCTAGCTTGCCATTTGCCTTATGACCAACAGGCTGCTTCATTCCAACACCATAATGAGAGCCAGCATTTGTGTAGCAACTTGTCCTAGAATCATAATCAGGCATACGAAAATCCCAAGGATTTTTCTTTTCCTGTGTTTTTTTAGGCTGTAGAGGGCCTGGGAATCCTGTTTTCATAAGTATCCTTATAAGTAAAAGAGTTGTCCGGAATTACCGGACAACTGACTAGTTTCTATAGTTAGGCTTCATAGGACGTGCCTTAACCTGTCTATTTCCCTCTACCTGTTGTGCTTTGATAGTTTCTGTTGTGTCTTCATAACGACTAACTTCTCCAGCACCTTCAGCTGAACTTTCAGCCTTCACCATATGTGGACCATCTGGGAATACATATCCCTTTTTTGCTGATCCAACCCACGAACTGTGGTCATTTATTTTCTGTCCTGCCATTTTAAACCTCCGGAGTTAACGGCCTATTTTTCTTTTCATACACTAAAATTATTAATTATGCATTTATTTCTTGCATGCTAGGTTGTTGTTCTGGCATTGTCTGTGAAATTCCACCCTGCTGTCCTAATAATTTTTGCATAAAGTCGTTAGATTGAGACGTCATCTTCGCATCTAACTTCTCCCTATCCTCACTCTGTTGCTGCATATAATCAAAAGACTCAATCTGTCCAAGCTTAAGCATCGCCTCTATTTCACCATATTTACCAATCACATCTATAAGCTTTTCAAGAGCTTCCATCTTATCTTTTGTAGCAAGGGCCCTGTTTCTTGTAATTTCACTCAACCTTTCTTCAAACAGTCCAACATCAGCTTCTGCCCTACCATGTCTTTCTCTTGCCATAGCTATATTAGCCGTTGCCTTAGAGTAGAGTTCTTTAAGTTTTGCATCTTCAAACGCATGCTGTAGGTCTTGAGCCTGCTGTTGAGCCATAGAAGCCTGCTGTTCTTGTTGCTGAAGAAATTGAATCATTTCCCCTTTTCCTGTGATGTTTAGTTTAGGCACAATCATAGACGGAGGGAAAACTTCTCTTTGAAACTGGGCGTTAATTTCGAACATTTGCTGCGCCTGTAAATTCTGTTGAGTGGGCGTCAGATCGCTTTCTTCTACAACGACCTGGTATTTTGAGAATATCCTGCTGTAGAAATAAGGAGAAGGGTCTTCGCCAATATAAAGCTGTACTTTTTCAGCATTCCAATTATTAAGAACCATTGCAAGTAATCGCTCACCCAATAATTTATCCGAGAAGTCCCATTGATCAAAATATTTCTGAAACACCATTAAGTTAGCGGCTGATTTAAGAAGTGATGTAAGGGCAGATATTTGCTTATCGCTTTGACCGGCCCAATTCTCCATATTAACGCCAGAGGTGTTGTAGATAAGATCTGCCATCTGTTGCGCTAAAGCAAGGTCAGATTCAGGAACTGCGCTAGGAACAATCTTCTCAACATCACTTAATTCGTAGCCCTCATTGATAATGACATCCCAGCCTTGACCCGACTTTTTCAGGTTATCCTCATTAGCGACGGCACCGACCTTTCTCTTCCAACCAGCGTTAATCGTAGCCGCTGCTATATCATTATTCTGTATAACCTTATAGTTAAACAGGAATTGCGGGTCTCTCATGGTGCGAACTAAAGATCTTACACGTAAGTCATACTGACTAATATGGGGTTCATAGTTCCAATAATAAGGAACAAATGGACAACCATCGAACCCGAGAGGATTATCTCCCTGGAACATCAGCTGATCATTTAAAACAACGGCCAGCTTCCAGCACGGCACCTCAACCGACACTTCCTCTAAATCAGGAATGCCATAAAGAATGGCTTCAAGCTGGGAATCTCCACCTGCAAAATCAAAAAACTGATTTCTCTGAGCGCTGTATAATTTTTTTTTCTTCTTTTTCCACTTATACCAAACATAACTAAGAATCATGAGATCATTTCTAGCCATATTGTAGTTTTCTGGAAGGAAGTAGAACCTGCCATATGTCTGAGGAGACCCCTGCATAGGCTTAACCATATTCACTTTATCAGGGAACCTAGCATCTGCTTCTTGTTTGCTTATGTACTCCTGGCACCACACAAACTGTGCATCTGACATATCCGGATTACGGAAAAACGGATCAACTAAGAAGGAGTTGTACTCCCACACCTTTATCTTAGCCTCTCCCTGAGCAGGATCATTCCCATTAAAGTCCAGATATGGTTGAACAAGAACCATTCCGGACACCGCCGATAGCTCCTTTGCTTTAGAACGCAACTCATGAAGATTCCCCGCATTGGCTATATGAGTTACAAGACGAGTATACTGATCTGTTGTTTGAGAGTCCCCGCCCTCTGTCGCCACATAGGAAAACGTCTTTCTGTGCTGTCTCTCATAACCAGTAATCATATTTACTGGCTGCTGGATCAGATTGAAGTAATATTGCTGAAATGACGTACTAGGACTGAAATTAAAATACCGATTCACAAATGATTGGGAACCAGCATAAAACAGAGTGTCTATATTGGATTGATTCCATCTAGATTGCTCTATAGGCTGAAATTTGGAATACAAATTATCTAGCCACGCACGGACGTTTCCCTGCGAGGGCTCACTTGAATCATTCCAGGGGGGATAATAGAAAGTAATGGCAACCTCCAGACAAGAACAGTCCTTAAATTGCCAACATACATAAAAATATTTATTGAATCAATACATTATGTGTTCTATATATATATTTTACGCATTTTGGGCCTTTCAAGAGTTAGATGCTCTGGATTAAAGCACTTAGGGTTTTGACACTTAGAGTACACGCTATCTGGAGCTCCCCCATAAGAAAAGCAAATAAGATACATGCACCTTCTTAAGGACATACTTCTCTTCTTCCATGTAGTCATTGGGGTTTTCTTATCGCCCACATGACCTCTCCATATCCAACAACCGTCCACTATTCTCATTTTGGAGACCAGTTCTTCATACTTCTTTTTTGCATCTGGGTCTGAGATATTCACGAGTAAATCCTCAAGTGGTTTTTCACCACCTATATGGCATTATCCAGTAATTATATAAACTACTTTTTTCAAGGGGGCGTACGTTACATGACTTACATATGAAAGTTATATGATAGTTACATAACAATCGAATAAATATCATACAACTGTGATATGTGAATAGTATTAGTCTCCGAAGTGAACAGGCGGCCAGTCCGGAAATATTTTCAGTTTAATGGCCTCATGAAACCTTTGAGCAATATACGTGCCGCTGGCGCGATCATAGTGTCTGGTCCACTTCCTTCCATCGCCAAGCATGTTACTAAACACTAACTCTGTAGCGCTTCCTTCTTCCTGAACCCACCCACAACTGGAATGCTCAGCGATAATTTCCTGCTCTGTTTGCCCAGAACCAACAATCGGAGACTCGGAATAGGACCTGGAAGATCTAATCTCTCTATAACTTGAACCACCTACTGGAGTTGCCATAACTTCTCCTGTTTAATAATTCCATTATAATACTCACTGTTTCTTATTCCTTTCCTCTATAGCACAAAGCCTGCCGTGAAAGTCCCTAGACTCCTTCTGAATTTCCTGCCTCCACCCCCGAACCTCTGTTTCAAAGGACTTCATGTCTGATCTAAGCCAAGATATCAATGCTATATTGGAACCAACTACAGTAACTATAGTTCCAGCAGCTGTCAATAAAGTGCCTGTGTCCATATTAACCCCCCATTCTCTGCAGTCTATCCGAAATTGCTTCACGAATCCAGGCATTTCTTGATACCCCCTCATCCCTTATGGCGTCTATCCTTCTCATCATGTTTTTTGGCATCCTGACGCACACGTCCACACTATCGGTGGTTCTCGCGCCCCTATCAGACACAACATCGGCCCCCTTTTTAATAAACTCGGTCTCTATCTTCTTCGTTATTGTCATATGACTCCTATATTATATTTATATCGTTTTCATATACCCTATTGTACAGAACCATCATTTCCTGAACGGCCCTTCTGTCTACTGGCTTAGATTCAATGATAGACTTGCCCTCTGTTGCTGTGTTGCTGAATACCTTGCGGTTAGCTATACAGATGTCCACAACACCAAAAAAACCCTCTTCATTAAGAATGCCAAGAGCGCCCTCGTTATCTTTTCCTATTGCATCCGCCTGATTTAAGAATATACAGTATTTGAGAGAGGGATTGATTGCCATTGTCTCGTGGATAAGTGACCTAACCTTGCCAAGAGTCCATACGTCATAGGCCCTTGGCTTAAACGGCACAAGGAACATGTTGGCAATAGACAGCGCACTACGCTGGGATGTGGTGTCTCGTCCACCAGCATCAATGATGACGTCGTCATAGTGTGAGACTAGTTTTAAAACCTGTGAATTAAGGGATACCCCGGATAACTGTACCGTGGTCCATGTAGATGGGATCTTTAGGCTTTCTCGCTGCTCAGCCCAATCGGAGGCGCTCCTCTGTTCGTCGGCATCAACTAGCAAGACTTTCTTACCAGTTGATGCTCGCATAACCGTTAGGTTGGTTGCGATGGTCGTCTTGCCAGAACCGCCCTTGATGCCGCCTACTACTATAATCATGCATGTCTCATATCAGGATTGTATAACTATAGTATCAAACATGTATGATGTCCATAGGTTTTTCAGCGCTCTTTTCTATCGTGACTGTGATTTTTAGTACGGTTCGACCCCTTTCGGAACTCCTTAAACATAAATAGATGCATTATCCACATGGAGCCAATAATTGAAACATATGCTACAATAAACTTGATTAACATTTTACGAATCAGTGTGTTGTGTCATTGCTAATAGACCTAGATAGAATTACACGATACAAACCATCTAGACGATTGTGTATCTCCCTTACTTCTTTTCTAAATTCTTGCTGCTCGGCCTTGTATTCTTTCTGATCCTGCTCTAACAGGTCTACTCTTTTATGCGTATCCTTAAGCATAAACTTAAGCATTCCATACATAGAGCCAACGACAGTTGCGACCCCTGCGATAAATTGTAGATCCATGATTTTCTCCTTTCTGCATATGTGTGTGGCAGTATTATACTATAAACTCAACATGATATCCATATGAAGGTTCTGTGTTTTAGGAGGAGGTGGTAGTGGCATCCAGTGGGTAATTTCCCACCTGTCCATAGAATACTCTATGTCATGATAAGCGCCGACGCACAAGTTACCAAGCAGTTCCCAAACATCATATTCGTGCACAAGTCGTGCGATAGCTACTGGTCTAGGCTCATTTGTTCCTTTATTATCCGCAAACACTAACACGAAGTCGTATAGATATGGCAACCTATCCTTAACACTTATCCACTCACTCATCTCGTTCCTTATCCCCATAGGGAGCATAGAAAAAATCATCAGAATTCTGGCGAATTGATTTCATTATCGAAGAAACCTGCTCCGCATCCATTGATAATATTATCGCGATTTCTTCTGGGGTTTTTCCCTGCTTATAAAGAAATAGAATGACACCTGCCCTGGCTTTTAGGAATGCTTCCCATATGTGTAGTTTAATGTAACAGCTCATATAATCCTTGGTGGCCATTCTGGTTTTTTAACTTGACATTCAGTACACATGTTATTCTTTTGGTGATAGAGGAAGAGGCATAAATTTAAGCATTCCATACATAGACCCAATGATTGAGGCCACTCCAGCTATAAATTGTATACCCATTGTGTTCTCCTTTTTACCTATGAGTATAGCATGAAAGCTATATAATATCCATATCTTCCCCCCACTCGGCATTCTCCTTGAAAACCAGCTCATTCATCCTCTTAATTATCTGGTCTAGGCTAGGATTTACTCCACCCTCTATGGCCAAGTCCATCAAGGCCTTTTCTCTCAAGCCCATTATCTGACACTTCTGCATCCAGAAGAATCCAACCTCTTGAGCCTCTTCTAATGTTTCACAGTCATAAGGATTTTTTGTTTTCATTTTATAAGAGTCGGAAACAATATCAGAGCCAAAACGGTGACACTCGCATTCTGTCGCATGCTCCGCACATTTATCGCATTCACCACTCATTCCATTAACTCCATAAAAAACCTGCTTTGGCACTAATCCATTCCATTTTGTTCCTTCCTTGGCGGATACTGAGGAACCTCTACATAATGAGTAACATCTAGCAACAGGTTTAGTTTACAACTTGAGTCGAACAAAATCCAGACATTGCTAGCTTGAATATATCTGGCCATCACATGCCACATCCACCCGTTTTCATTGCCCACCATGGCGATGATATCTGTTTGTGGTGGGTTGGTTTTGGCGTTAATCCATTCCATCTGTATTCTTTTCTTGGGGTTTATATTTTTCCTCAACCCAGCCCACGGTAAAATCGTAGATTTGTTGGATCGAGCATCGGTTGGCATCTTCTTTCTGAAGCTCAATTACTAGATCATAGGCAAATCGACATAGTAGTGACTTGGTCCTATCTTTATTTATTTCATGAATTAAAGCTAATTTTTCAGTCGGTGTCATTCTGTAACCGACTTTGATTGCTACGAAAAAATTCCAACTCCCTCTTATTTTTAAGCGCGTCGAAAGAAAATGTTTCTGGAGACAAAACATATTTTCTTTCATTTTCCTCACAGAACTTAACAGCATCATCGTATGAGGCGAAACTGGATATAAATTGCTTTATTCTCTTTCTTCTGATCATCACCCTCCAGGTTGTCGATCCATCCTTGTTAACGCGAGGAAAAATTGATGCCATAAATCCACCCCTATCTATTCCCAGAAACGAAATCACAGATCATCGCTTCAACCTCAGCCATTATCTTATCAGCCTCGGCGTCCCTCTCTTCCTGTGTCACACCTTTTTGACGTGATTCGTCTAATATCTCATCAAACTTCTCGTCGCTCATACCACCATGCCTGCACAACGTCCTCATGAAGTATTCTGATTCAAGAGCCTCAGCACATGACATGCTTCCAAATGGTTCCAAAGTATCTGATAATGCCTTAGAAAATAATCTAGTTCCTTCGTTTTTCTTTTTTTTCATAAATACAACTCCAGGTATATAACAAAAAAACCTGCTTTGGCGCTAACCAGGCTGCAGGCTGCCTGATACTAGACTGATCCACCTTTCCGCGTAAACGGTCAGATGGGCACTAACCCTAAGTAGTATCACAGATAGGGGGCCGTTAACGAAGAGGCCATACACGTTCCGCGCTTGGAAATCTATTTATTCTTACTGTCTGTCTGATAAAACCCAGATCCTGTAAAATGCACAGCAACACCACCGCCAGGTCCTTTCTGCATAGGCCCATGCATACACTTAGGACACACAACCAGAACAACCTCGGAGATGCCATGAAATATTTCTTTTATGTGGTAACACTTAGGGCATCTGTATTCATATGTGGGCATTTTATATAACACTCTTTATTAAGATGAGCCAGAATACGAACCACACACCGCGTGAAATGCTTTTCAGTACTTGTCTATCTTCCCAGTTCATTTCTTCTTTTCCTTCATGATTTTCTCGCCTATGTCCACAATCTTATCACGTTTCCTGTCGGCCTTGAGTAATTGAGCCTCTTCCTTAACTAGCTTCTTGGTGTCTTTTTGTATCTTCTTTATTTTCTTATCCATCTAAAACCCCTTGTTTTTTTTACCGACTTCGTATGCTTCTCTGACACTTTCTATCAAATCCTCAATTGATAAGTCAACAGCACCGTAGCCCATGCCACCATACACTGTTAGGCAAGCGGCCACATACTCTGTCTGCCCATGCTTCTCTATTATATATCCTATATCTTTGCAGATTTCGAATAAACTGTTCTCTTTCTCTTTTTCTACCGATTTGATAGCCATTTCTTTAACCTGCTTATTTCTGTTGCGATAATGTAAATAGCCTCAGGAATATTTAATGACCCCGAACCATTTTCCTTTAGGCATTCTAGCTTTTCTATTAGATCGTCAAGGTCATCCTTCTCGATCATGTCACCATAGTAATCATTACCGTTCATCTACGGATCTCCCTAAACAAATCTTCCCCTAGCGGGATTGGGTTCATTTTCTAGATTATCTATTAACCCTAGAAGCACAAATTTCTTTATTTCGTTCTGTTCCTCCCTGCTCTGGTTGTGCTCTTCTTGTAAAGAAGAGATAATGTCCCAATTCTGTGGATTGTGTAAGTTGGGGTCGTCTTTCAGGAATCCAAACTCTTGCGTCCCATATCTATTTGCGTTTTTAAACCGATCGGACGAATGATTTTTGATATACTTTAGCCCCTCAACAGTCCTACAGAATAACTGTTCACATTTTTCCATTTAAAACCCCCTGCTAGTGCTATATTTATTGTTCATCCAATCATGCTGTCTTTTCTTGTCTGCATCGTAGTCATAGACGGACATCTTGTGTGTAAATGCCACATATCTGGCTGCATCTATACAGTGATCATCTTTTTTTAAAGGCTCGTCATATCCCTTCTCGGACTTCTTAGGATCCCATACATATGATTCTACCTCTCTTATCATATTTTCACAAGCTCCACATATGAGTATAGAGCCCTTTTGCACCTGTCCGACCAGGTAATCTATTCCATTAAAGACATCATTGTTAGCATTTACGACATGGAAGCCTCTTTTTACAAGCTCTAACTTGAATGCCGCAGCTGACGGATCAACATAAACATTCTTTACACCATACGGTTCTAGAAACTCAAGCACAGCGTCAGCATACTCTGCATTGGTTTTTTGTCTTCCCTGTTTCTTAGAGTCCCACACATATTCCTTTTCAAACCATCTTATAGCGCCTGTTTGATTGGCTCTTCCAGTGCTAACACCCATTAACATGCATGCGAAGTTGTTTGATGTGCCATAATCAACGCCAGCTACCCAGTATTCAGCAGCTGTTGGCGGCCTTGGAATAACGTGAACCTTCCTATCAAAGAAGTCGAAGATGGCGCCCTGGGCTAGACACCAAAGTCCTAAGTAGTTTCTTTTATAGAACACACCAGATAGGCTATTTTTTATTCGGTTCTTGTATGAGTCGTCGATAAACGGATTGTCATCTAGCGTGAAGTGAAGTGCATAGTAGTTGGGATCCCCGGCTTCTGCCTTATCTATCCATTGCTTAATCTTGTGCCCGGGATGTGAGGGGTTCATGCTAGCAAAACCCATGCTATGGGGATTACTCAAACGAGTGTCTATCATGTCTATGATACTTTCGGGATACAGGGTCATCTCATCACAATAGACAAGAGAGAAAGTTTTACCCTGGAAACTTCCTATGGCGCCCTCATCTTTAGCCCCCAGGGTGGTTATTACCTTGTCTTGAAACAAAAGCTGCCTCTTACCTGAGTACCAGGTGCAGAAAGGTTTGAACACCTCAAACTCAGATGACTCAAATAGGAGTCTTATAGCATTGTGATATATAGTGTCGCTAGAGTGACCAACCATATATATTTGAGAATCTGGGCAGTTTGCAACGGCGTGCATGAAGCGAAATAGGGTACCAACGGTCTTTCCAGAACGAACAGATCCAGCCGCCAAGTTCCAGTGCGCATTGGAGTTGGCGATGAATTCAAGTTGCTTAGGTGATAATACTTGTTTCATATATTTTCAGAAGGTACGATAAAAAAAAATATAACTCAAAAGGTTTTATGACGGGTGGTGACTGGTTGCTAAGCTCAATGCTAGTAGAACTGGAGAAGCAACAGCTATATCTATGTCATATAGCTATTAACCTAATTTCTGACGATGTAACACGCGAGCATATTATAGATTCAGTAAAACATTTGGAATGTGCTGTTATCTCTCTTAAGAAGACAATCGAATCACATACATTAGATTAGAGTGGGGAAGAAATGAAAAACAGCGATCTTCCTGATATTTTAGCAGAACACATAGAGGCGAACGCGGATGCCTGCTTGGACTACTTTGATGATCTAATGTTTCTAAATTATGGAGATCCCACCCTTGAATGTTTAACTATCAATGCAATATCTCAGGCGTTTGCTGTTTTTCTAGCAAGGATGTACATCGTGGATGATTCCCAATTAGAGAAAGACTTAGAAGACATGAATAAAACGTTCGGAAACAATCTACGCAACTACATAAAGCACTTAAGACATGAATAAAAAAGATGCACAAGAAGAGCTGATGACTTCCTTAAAGATCATGATAGAGAACATCGAGTCATTGCCTGTGGAAATAATGTCACACGCGGTCAGTCACTATGATTTGGTCAGCTTCATGATACTGGTATATAACCTGCATAGAGTGAATGAACTGCCAGATGAGTATGATGCACAGGATTAGATAATAGGAAAGCGTTAAGTTGCATGATGTGGAAGCTCTCATAATCCTTAACGCCTTAACCTAATTTTTTTTCTGAAGAGAATTAAGTTGCTCGATGAGCAGGTTGAAATTCTTCAGGGCCTCTTCATTAATAGATTGATCTTGGTGGGTCTCCGACTGACCAAGTCTTTGTTTTCCTAGCCAAATGAGAAGTGTATTATCACCAAGTTGGCTCAATCCTAATGCTTTTTTAAATTGCTGTTCTCTTAAGAGAGACTCGCCCTTTGCCTTCATCATTTGCCTATAAGAGATGAAATGCATCTGATATTTCTCAGACACCTTATTGTAGAAGGTTTGAGCTGCCATTCCGAAACAAGCGGCTATCTCTTCTCCGGTGCATCCGCATTCAAGAAGTTCGTCAACCCTATCCCAATCTACAAACAAAACACCTTTACGCCCCCCTTGTCTTTTAAACCTGGGGGTTGTTCTTCTGTCTGGCTTTCCGTCTTTGCGGTTAGCGCCGTAGGCTATTTCTTTTTCTTTGGCTTTGTCTTGCTTTTCTTGACGCTCTCTTTGGAGCTCTTCATCACTTTTTTTTCTTCTTCCTTTAGTTTCTTTTCCATACACGGCTTCCCCTTGGTTTAACACGGTTTATGATTATTTATTTATTCTCTAATAGGAAAAAGGTCAACAAATTTGTGACAAATGTTTTTTTCTGTTGCGGTTTTTTATGCATCTTTCTACCATGTAAGTTAAAACTAGGAGTGATTATGGAAAAGGTGGCCAACTTCGGAATTCGTCTACGTGTATTATTCTTCGTAATAGCAATCATCGTGACAATTATATTGTGTTGCATGGGCAAAGGCACTAAGGGTGAAGAAAAAATCAACCTTGCCGTTATATTGTGGCCACCAGACCTGGTTCCCCATCCACCGCACTTTCCTCAGCCTAAAGATCCTCAAGAGGGAGGAGGACGAGCTTAGTTTTTTACGCCTACCAGAAGTTTGAATTTCTTCCAAATGGAGACTTTCCCAACTGTAAGTGTATGCCTTTGTTCTGGTAGGTGCTTTTGTTCCTCTTTTGGCTTGTAGTTTAGATTAACCCAGCGAATGATAGCTATCTTAGGGTAGAATATTATTCCTCTCTTGCCTTTGAAGAATGCTATCTTGTTCTTCTTTCTTCTTCTAAACCAGTAGCTTCTGTTCTCGACCCCCATGGATAGCAGCTTTTGGTTAGAGATAATCTTCCCTGGGACTTCTTGTACTGCCTTTATTAACTCTTCTTTTGTCGTATACATATAAACTCCTTTTTGACTGTAAGCTCAACATACTTTTTTTATTTTATTTTGTCTACATAGATAGCTTTTTATGTATAAAAACTGTTTTCGGGTTGACATTGTATGTATAATTGTAGCATTATACATACATACATAGACAGTAGATTAACAAAGTTCACAATAGAGCGTTGTGAAAGTTTGTGAATCAGGACCTGTCGATTGCCTAAAAGGAGGTATGTATGTTGAATTTACATGATGATTTATATGAATGCCGTGAGTATACTTGTTGTGGTTGTGAGCAGAGGGACTATCTTCTCAAAGAAGCCGCTAACGAGATTAGTAGTGTCATGAAGTGTTTAGTGAATCTCAAGAAGAATAACAGTGAATTAGAAGAAAAGCTTCTAAGCAATTTAGAGAATGCATGTCATATGGTAGGAATACCATTTAAGTGGAGTTAGGATGACAGAAGAGTCTGCAGATAAGAAGGGGTACCATCTTTATTTAACGATGGATGTGATGAAAAGATTCAAGAAGATGTGCATAGAGAAGGGTGTCCCTGTTGGTTATGAGATCGAGAGACTCATGTCTAAAAAGCTTAAAGAAGATGAAGAGAAGGCTAAGAAGATTAGTAAGTGGAAGCAGGGGGAGTTGTGAAAATAAGTAAGAATGCAACATTCCGCAGGGTAGGTTCTCCGGAGTTTGTGCCTATAGTGATACCATATTCTACTTGGACAATCTTAAATGATTTGGCTAGTGAACATGAGGTTTCTGTGAATGACTATGTGCTGTCTTTAGTGGACCAACATTTGTTGGATATTGCGGAAAGCGATCCTACTTCTTAGCTTTCTTGGCAATGTTGAGTGCTATCGCGACGGACTGTTTTTGGGGTTTGGTTTTCATTTCTTCTTTTATATTAGCTTTGATCGCTTTTTTCGATCCGCTTTTTATTAGTGGCATATGAATTCCTATAGTGATACGTCGGCTTTACCGTCGACTTTTTGTGTTGAGTCTATTAGGTCTTTTGTTTGTCCTTCTGTGTGGCTTAGGATAACTTCTGTTGTGCATGAGGTTAAAAGCATTATCATCAGAAAGGCTGTTCCTAGAAGACCAGCTACGACAACTGACACGAAAGTTTGAGTTTCTTGGTTCATCTTAATCTCCTAATCTAGGGTTCTACCTCTTAAATAAATAGTATTTTTTATAAAAGCAATGGATTTATTCCCATCTTGGGATGAAATTCTTTAGCGAGTTGTTTTGGGCAAACCATGATTTGTCTATGAGTCTTATCTTTTCATCAGGATAATAGATTCTCATTCTTTTAAGCTTTGTTTTACTTTTTGAGTCCAGGTATCCTTTGACTTCATGCCATGTGTAGCTTCCATCGTTTTCGAAGACCTGAAAATCCGGAAGGTAGGACCTGACTCCCCTCTTTATTGAGTTGAACCAGAATGTTTTGGGTTCATAGAACCAATCGCCTATAAGTTTCTGTTCTTTCTGAAATTCTAGGTAGCGGGCGTAGTTTGCTTCCCAGGCGCTCCGGAAGAATAGCTTTTGAGTTCCAATTTCTCTCCACCCACTTCTTGCTTTTGGCCGAGTTTTACATTTCTTCTGTAGAGCTCTGTATTCTTCTAGGGTGATGAGAAAATCTGGCACTTGAACCTACTGTTTGATAATTCTTCTGAATCCTCTCTGTTTCATAGCATCTTGGATGATTTTTTCAAAACATTCGTTGTCATATTGTATTTCTATCGTTTTTCCCATTCCTGTTTTTGGTTCTATGGATACATGTTTGTTTAGGACATGGATTTCATAGTTTTCGGAAGCCAGGTGTTTTTGCATGTTCTGTACTGTTTGCTTATTGATATCTGCTTTGCTCTCCTTTTCCTGAGGAGTTTTTGGTCTATCTTTTGGGTTTTGAGCAAGAAACCACTTTATTGCCTGTATAACGGTTTTTTTTATGTGGGTGGTAGGGTGAGTTGCCCAGGCTATAGATAGCTCAATAGCGGGCAAATTATGATGCTCTAACAGCCATTCCTTTTCACTAATGGGGATGTCTAATGACTCAAGCGCTTCGCTTCTCTTTGTTTTCTCAACAACGAGAGCTGATGGCTTGGCAATGACTTTCTTGGTTGCTGTTTTCTTTTCTTCGCCAGAAGAAGCAGCAGCAGTCACAGCTTTTGGGGACGAAGAGTTTTTTTCCACTGATTCTATTGCTGCTGTTTTTGTTTTAGCATCTGTTTTAGTATCTTTACATATAAGATAGTCCACTTTTTGACGTGGAGAGTCCATTTTTGGATTTGGAGAGTCCATTTTTGGACTTTCGAAAGTTGTTTTTGGATTCTCCTCTGTAGACTCTTCTCTCTGTTGGAATGTCCGATTATGGACATTTATAAACATTTTTTCATCGACTAATGCATACCACATAGTCTTAATTTGCTTATTTTTATTGTGGTTTTTGGCGATCAGAAGTTTAGAGTCGATAAGACTTTTAAGGATTCGCATCACTTGTCTTCTGTCCCAATAAGGGAAATGGTGAGCCATTTCTTCTTGCGTTTGATACATCCAAGTTCTTCCCTCGATGAAGTTAGAGCCTTTTCTCATATTGAAGTCTATCCAGTATATAATGTGTTTTATTATGATAGCTTCTTGTATTCCGTAGGCTGTGGCAAATTCAGTATCGAAATAGTGGCAGGGCCCGAAAAAGTGTTGCGCGTTATTGTGTGTATTGGTATTCTGGGATTGCATATGGAAAACTCCTCTGCGTATGTGGGTTAGTCGAGACAGTGAGGGGAGCCTGCAAAAACCCACCTCGCTGTCTCTGGTACCTCTGTTGTACGTGGAATGGTAATATAAAATCAAGTGTCTAGATGGGGAACCCGTAAAAAGGTTCCCCTTCCTTTTTCTATATCAATTAAAATAGCTGTGAATGTATAAACTGATTCGAAGGGAGTCATGCCCCCGTCTTCATTGTGTTCTAAAATTACGCATTTTTGGAAAGGGGTAGTGACTTCTACCCCTTTTCTTTTTGCTCGTAGGCTTCTTTAAGCATCTTGACTATATCGATCTTACCTTCTGAGTGTTTGTCTAGCTCGTAGAGAAAGTGGGCGCTGGGGAGTTGCTTCTTTTTCAGTACTCTTGAAAAATAGCCAGTAGAAAACCCAAGTTTTTTTGCAAACTTAGTGTCAGAAAATTCTTTACTTTTCTTCTTTTCATAAAATAGGTATTCGTCTAAATCCAAGGTATGCTCCCTATGTACAGGGGTATGATAACACGATGGATAAAATAGATCAATCGTTTCCTTTTTGTGTTTGTGTTTGACTAAATAGGAAACAAATGATAAGATTACTAACGTTCGTGTGAACAAATGAGAAAAAACCAAACAAAAAGGAAAAAAATCATGAGCTTTTTACCAGATAATTACCAAGCACCAAGAAGCAGTAACTATTACATGAAGTTAGTAGAGGGAGAAAACAGAATCCGTATTATGTCTCGTCCGGTTCTCGGGTGGGAAGATTGGAAAGATAACAAGCCTGTTAGATTTACAATGGATAAGAAGCCAGCAAAGCCTTTCGATCCAAAGAAGCCAGTTAAACACTTCTGGGCTTTCGTTGTATTCAACCAAAACGAAGAACAGATACAAATCCTGCATGTGACGCAGGCGTCAATTCGTAAGAGTATAGAGGCTTTGTGCAAGGACACTGACTGGGGTGACCCATATGCATATGATCTTAAGATTATGAAGACGGGAGAGGGTGTTGATACTGAATATGCAGTAAATCCTGTACCGCACAAACCTGTTGATCAATTCCTCATCACATGCTTTGACGAAAGGCCTTGTTACCTTGAAGCGTTGTTTGATAACGGGGATCCTTTTTCTCAAGAGTGGGGACCAGATAAGAGGACTCCTAGAGCTACCGGGTCTTCTGATTCAAAGGTGGTGAGTATAAAAGAGGAGAAGTCTTTCACATCTGCAGAGGCTTCTAAATTCGTTAATAAGAAGACCATAACTGAAAAAGAGGCTGCCGAGTTGGTGGCTGTGTTGAGTAAGTGTTCCGAGGAATATGTTCTTAGCGTTCATGATTTCATGAAGAAGCATGGGATTGCTCAGTACGGGGATCTGACAAGAGAAGTATATGATCGTATATTAGCTAAGGGTATAGAAGAAAAAAATAAACAGGAAAGGAAGTAGATATGCCATATGAGATTATCAATCTTGAACAAAGAAGTGATGAGTGGCTTAACTTTCGTAAGAAACATATTGGGGCCAGTGAGGCCCCAATTATTATGAAAGAGAGTCCGTGGAAGACGCCAAGAGACTTGTGGATGGAAAAGCTAGATCTTTCCCAAAAGCCATCGTACACAAGTAAGGCGATGCAAAGAGGAATAGACATGGAAGAGCAGGCCAGACAAAAGTATATTGAAATGACTGGAACTTATGTGTGCCCCCTAGTTGCAAGAAGCAAAGAATATCCATTTATGATTGCTAGTTATGACGGTGTTAGTGATGACAAGAAGAGAATTGTAGAGATCAAGTGTCCTGGCGAGGAAGATCATAGTAGGGCTAGAAATAACGAGATACCAAAAAAGTATATCTATCAGCTGATTCAACAGATGCTGGTGTTGGATGTCGATAGCGTTGATTATTTCAGCTATAGAGACCCTAATGATGTCGCTCTGCTACACCTAACAAGACAAGATGTTAAGGCGGAAATTAAGAAACTTATCCGTGAAGAACAGAAGTTTTGGGAGTGCTGTCAGAATTTAGAGGAACCTGACTTATTGCCACAAGACTTTACAGAAAAAGATGATGATCAATGGAGGGTCGCTGCCGCGGAGTATTTATCCATTAAGGTTAGATTAAAGGAAATGGAGGAGCTTGAAACTGCTGCTAGAAATCATCTTATCCAGTTGAGCAATGGACAGAATTGTGAGGGGGGTGGGATTAGATTAACTAAATACTTCCGCAAAGGAATGGTTGATTATAGTTCAATACCAGAATTAAAGTCGATTAATCTTGACAAATATCGTAAGGCTTCTATAGAATCATGGAGGTTTGCTGAACTATAGGAAAAAAAATCATGCAACAGATGTTATTGTTTGAAGAGACATATGAAGAGAAGTTGTTAAAGCGCCTTGAAGAACTCGAAGATAAACTAGACAGGCAGAGAAAAAGTCAGTTTGCTAAGATAGGCGCTCTTTCTAAGAAATATGACGAAGCAATGTATGAATTGAACACGTTGAAGTCTGCTATGTGTCGTAGTAGTATTGCTTAGTTAAACTCTGTAAATATTGCAATTCCGTTGGCCCCGCTACCGCCGGTCGCGCCGTTACTTGTATCAAGGGTTACGGCACCACTACCGCCTCCACCATAAACCAATCCAGCGCTACCGTTTGATCGGGCAACAGAAACTGCAGTTACTGGAGCACCACCAAACCCCAGTATAGAATCACCGCCTTTTCCTGAATATCCCCCACTTACTGCGGCCTGCCATCCAGGAACACCAGTCTGCCCTGCGCTTGATACTAAAACGGTTCCTGTTCCTGTTGTAACTGTCCCCCCAGCGCCACCAGCACCAAACTCAATAGCGCCTAAAGTGCCCTGTTTCTTAAGGCTTAAGGCTCCCCCGGCTGCCGTCCATGCGGCCGATGTTGCTAGTGTTGTGTTTCCTCCGGCATTACCATCGTTACCTCCGGTGCCGCCGGCTCCACCAGCTCCAACGCTTCCGCTGAGGGAGGCTCCAACTTGGGCTGCTGTTAGAATAAATCTAGCGTAAGCGCCACCGCCGCCACCACCCGATGCTCCGGAAGTACCGCCCGTTCCAGCACCACCAGCACCACCACCAGCACCAACTAATTCAACGATAACATATTTCATTCCAGATGTAGGTGTATAAGTGAATGCACCTGTTGAGGTAAACGCTTGTCCGGTTACTGCGGTAAAACTACCACCGCTAGCTGCTATAGTAATACTGTTACTTCCTGGGGTTATTGTGATACCTGTACCAGCTGTCAAGCTAGCTGCCGCTGGTGCGCCTGCTGTAGATCCTATAATCAATTGCCCATCTGTTGCCAGGGCCGTAACTACAGGCACGCCTGTTGAGTTGGTGGTGACAACGGCACGGTTAGCTGTTGCAAGACCAGAGACAACGTTAGTGGCGCTGCTATAAAGAAGTTGACTAACGGTAGTTGTAAGTGGGTAGGTAGCTGTGCTGAATGCTGGGTCGGCGGCAGCTCCTGCTGATTGTAAAACTTGCCCTACTGTTGCTGTTGGTCCTACGTTTGTTAGGGTGCTGGATGTTGATCCACCAATTATAACAGCATGATTGGTTACTGCGGTTCCTGTAAAAGCGGTTCCTGTAAATCCGCATATACCTGTTGTCCCTTCATTAATTGCGTTAGCTGCTCCTGCCATTTTTTACTCCTTTTTTATTTTCCCAAAACCATCTTTTGGCCTCATCCCAAGTGAAATTTCCATTTTTCTTTCAACCCACATATGACAGCGAGCGCACAAAGTGATTCCGTTACTTATATCAAATCTTCTTTCTTTGTTGTCTTTCCAAGACTCAACGTGGTGAGCGTTTAACTTATCTTGCCTTCCACAACCTTTACATGTAAAACCATCTCGCCTCTTAACGTCAAGTGCCCATTGTGATCTTTTCAAGGCCATTGGGTGTTCACTGAAAATACGTGAAGACTTTTTTGTATACCTGGGTGTTGTTCTTGGTTCTACACCTTTTTTCCCCTTAATCCAGGGAATGTGGCCTTTTTTAAATCTTCCTGTATTTACTTTTCCTGTTCTATATTGAGCCGCATAACAGGCTTTGCAAGTATGTGAAAACCAAATTTGCCTTTTTCTAAATTTATCTAATTCTTTATCTTCTAAACAAATTATACATTTTCTCATTTTACACCTCACATATCTATGTGAAGTATATCAAACAGTCCAATTACCGTCCACAATCACGCGAGGGTCCATGTTCCTATTACAGAATCTGCGCGCCAGACGGTGCTAGCTCCTGCTGTTATACAGATTAACTCTATACAATCTCCGACATTATTTGCGGTAGCAGTTCCTGTAACGCCAACGCTTCCAGATGCTGATCCTATAAGGATTTGTTGGTTAGCATTTGGTGTGATAGTGGCAAGACCAAGTTTTCCAACGATCTTAATGATATCTCCTAAGGTTCCCGATGCTGGAAGGGTATATGTAACACCGCCACCACGGTCTGTAACATATCCTGTTTGTGCCAACAGTGCTTGTGTAGCTCCTGTGGCATCTACCCATGTAAAACCACCAGATGTGATAGAAACAAATCCTGTAGAAGCAACTGAAAACTGTGAGGAGTTAAAGTGTGAAACACCATTTTTTGTTGTATCTGCAGCTGCGGATGAGTCGGATCGTTGTATTTGAATAGCAAAAGAGTTGGCAGCAACAGAGTGTGTCTGTATGACATTAGCAAGGGACGCATTAACAACTTGTCCCCCTGTGATAGTAATATTCCCCCCAACTGTTGGAAGAACAGGGTTGGTTCCTGGTACTGTACTATTATCAACCGTAATCTGTTCAATCGGCTGAGTTCCTCCTGTAGTTTCGATGGTGATGTTTGGCGAAGAATAACCTACTGTTAAAGTGGTGGAGGTGATGTTTCCAACGTTGATATGCGTTCCGCCAGCATTTAAAGCTGTAGATCCTATCCACAGTTGACCGTTTGTTATTAAACCATTATTTTCTGAAGATGCTGCATTAGGTCCGTCAGACTGGGTATAGTCCGCATTCTTTGCGACTAAGGTACCATTTTTAAAACCACCCATTCTTTATGCTCCTATAAATGTGTATAGACCAACTGATCCCCAATTGATTGTCTGTGCTAGGTATCCGGTTCCTCGTAATATTACACTAGCTCCTGATACAACAACGGCTAGATCAACACCAGACATGGCTCCCTCTTCATTGTTAATTTCATCGAAGGCGTCGCAGATATTAGAGTTAACGCCATCGAAACGAATGGCGCCAAAGAAACTATATCCAGCACCTAACAAGCTCGTTGTGTTGTATGCTGATGTACGGTATTCGAGGGCATATGTACCAACAACGGTTGGTATGAATGTTATGATATCTGCCGTTCCAGCCCCTACACTTGTTGCGCTTCCCTGTAGTCTATTAGTAAGAACGATATCCATCTCATTAGATGTTCCTGTTCCTACCACACCACCTTTTGTTATGATACCGTTTGCGTTATCCTGTGTAGAATCTTTACCATTTACCAACAGAATATTAAGAGCTGGTACAGCCGTTCCGTTGTCGGTAACGAAATCTGTAGGAACTGCTGGTGGTGGTGGTCCTCCTGATGTGCTTATAATTCCTGCTTGGCTCACCTTTACTCCTGAATGATATATTGAGTAACTAAATACACACTGCCAGTTCCAGCGCTGCCTTTAACCATTATTTGTGTGCCTGCTGGAAGAGCGGGAGCACCAGCATTTAATCCTGCTTTTCCCTCATCATATAACCAAAAAGACGATGCTGGGCAGACATCAACATCATTAATACCGTCTATAGAAATTGTAATTAGAACAGTGGAGTTATTCACCATTTTGCAAATATAGGAGGGATTGGCTAAAGGAGTTCCAAGTGCTTGATAAGAACCCGTGAAGGTTGCTGAATCAATACTTCTTAGAGTTTCCCAAGCAAGTCTTTGTGTATAGGACATTAATTCCCTCCATTAAGCTGTGAGTACCCAGAAATTAACAGCAACGTTACCGTTAAGAGCTGCGGCGCCGTTATTTTGACATGTAACAGTTAAGGAACCGGCAGCTCTTGTCACGCGTGTTACTGTCATTTGTGCATCGTTAGCGCCTTCATTGCATACTGTTACAAGGACGCATGATGATGTAGTTACAATACTGTTTGTGATCACAAATGCCTGAGAGGCGGCCGCTGCTGTCGTAAACCCTGTGAATGTTGCTCTACCAACGTTAGCGTTAATCTCAGCAGTTGCCGACGGGCTTGCTTCCGTGTCTGTGGCAGCAACCACAGTTGCAAAACCAGCAGAACTGATGTCTACTGATCCACCACCTGTTGTAAGGTCAATACCGCCAGCTGCATTAGATGCTGTTAATACGATTGCATTAGCAACGGCTTCTGTTGCTGTAATGTTAACAGAGCCACCCGTGTTGATGATGTCAATGTCTAGACCCGCACCTGCACCAGGAGCTAAGATATCAATCCCCCCCGCTGAACTGGATAGTACGATAGAGTCTGCTATTGCTTCTGTAGCTACTACAACAACAGAACCACCCGTGTTTGTAATATTGATATCTTCTGTAGCTGCACCGACGGCATCAATGTCTATACCGCCTGCTGAAGCTACGATACGAACAGCGTCAACAGCATTCTGTGAAGAGGCAATATTAACTTGTAAAGCACCATCGATATCGACACCACCAGCTGCGGCAGTAAGATTAATAGCGTCAGCTGTCGCAAGACCTCCAGAGATTGTAACCCCCCCAGCTGTGGAACTAATGCCGATAGATGCTGCTCCTGTACCCTGAGAGGCGGTCAGCGTTAGAGTTTCTGATGTGCCACCGTTTGTGGTGAGAGATATAGCACCTGCTGTGTCTTCATCAGAGTTAACCTTAACAGAACCACCTGAAGATGAAAGTGTTAGATCTATACCAGCGCCTGTAACAGTGACGTTAGAGGCAGCAGCGCCATCAATAGAGAATGCGCCTGTTGTGTCTATTGCAATACCAGCTGTACCAGCATCTACGTCTATACCACCACCAGCATCATCGGCCTGAATTCTCACCGCGTCTGCAGCAGCTTCACCACCAGTTAACACAAGTCTTCCTGCTGAGCTATCCAGTGTTAAGTCGATTCCTGCACCAGAAACGGCTACATTGGAAGCAGCGGCTCCATCAATAGAGAAAGCACCGGTTGTATCTACTGCAATACCTGCTGTGCCAGCATCGATATCGATACCACCACCAGCATTAGATGTTACTAAATTGATAGCATCAGCTGTTGCAAGACCAGCTGTTAGAGTAATACCGCCCACGTCTGAAAGAACATCGATAGAAGTGACACTTGTACCTTGGTCTGCTCTTAAACGAATTGTTTCTGATGTACCACCATTAGCGTGTAGATAAACAGCTAAAGCAGCATCCTCTGTTGATTCAATGTTAACTGATGACCCTGTAGCTATGATATCAATATCTTCCCCAGCTGCTGCACCAGACGCTAGGATGTCAATACCTCCTGCACTAGACGTAATGACGATAGAATCGGCTGCGTTTTGTGAAGAAGCAATATTAACCTGACCCGCTGCATCAACATCAACACCACCTGATGAGTCTATATTAATAGCATCTGCTACCGCTTCACCGGCATTAAGAACGATAGAACCTGCTGTGTTTACAATATCAATATCTTCTGTTGCAGCACCAGCCGCCGTGATATCGATACCGCCAGCTGTACTTGTGATGGTGATAGAATCAGCTGCGTTTTCTGTTGCACTAATATTTACACTAGATCCGGTTGCAACGATATCAATGTCCTCACCAGCAGATGCGCCAGACGCTAGAATGTCGATACCTCCTAATGTAGCTTCTAATAAGATAGCTTGAGCGTTATTTCTTGTTGATGTGATGCTTGCAAGTAAAGCTACATCAACATCAAGACCACCCGATGTAGCGTTAAGGTCGATTGCGTCTGATGCAGCTTCTCCGGCATTTACTACCAAGCTACCAGCTGTAGAAGCTAGTGTCAGGTCTATAGCACCTGTGAGTGTAATGTTAGAAGCCGATGTCGCACCAAGACTTACTGTGCCGCCACTTGTTGTTAAAGAGGTGAAGGAAGCGGCTGCTGGTGTTGTTCCTCCAATGACAGGGGGTGTAGCAAGCAGGCTTGCAGTCTTTGACGGAGACATCCCAACTGTATCATCTACAGCGGCTTGTGCCTCAGCAACTGTTGCTCTTCTGAGGATACCTTTTGTTACTTCAGACCAGTCTGGAGCGCCAGCGATAGCAACTAAGGCAACCTTTGCAGGTGTCATGATAGTTGTATCATCTGTTCCGGCAGTTGCCTCAGCAGCAGTCGCAATTTCAGCTATACCAGCAACAGTTTCAGTAGCCTGTACGTTACCCCCCTGCGCCCAAGTAGTTCCATTAAACACATACTGAGCAGGTGGACTTTGAGAGGTATCAAAATACATTTGTCCCAACTGACCAATAAAGGTAGAGGGTGGTGCTCCTACACCCGTTAGTGCGCCTTGAGGTACGTTGATTAAACCACCTATTCCATATGCTACTGGCATGGCCGACTCCTTTATTAGCCTTAAAAATTTTACAATGCATCAAATAGGCCTAATAGTCAAACAAATAATTTAACGATTCACAGCTGTTGACAAAAAATCACACGGTGATATAACATAAATATCAAACAATGAGTGGTTTATATGATGAAGAAAAGTTTACGGTTTTTTACACCCAAAGAGCTAGCTAGCATGTTGAATGTGCATCCTAATACGATTTACAATAGTATTAAGTCTGGAAGGATTCACGCATGTAGAATTGGGGGAGGTAAGAAAGGCTCTTATAGAATATATGAAAATGATATAGAAAGGCTTATTGAGAACGACTCAAGGGAGATAATCGAGAAAATAATACAAAATAGAGTAGAAGAAGAACTAAAGAAGAGAGGGGGATAGGATGGAACAAATAATTATAGATTATCTCAAATCTATGGATATAGCACAGTTATTGGCTACGGGACTAATGTTCTGGTTTTTTTATAGGCGTTTAAATTCAAAGATAGACCGTTCAAATGGTAAGATAGACGGATTAAATACTAAATTAGAAACGGGATTTAAAGAATTGGGTGAAAAGATCCATACCATCGACATCAGACTGTCAAGGATTGAAGGAATCTTGCACGCCCAAGATTGCTGTGCAATTAAAGCGTCTAATGACATAAGAAAGGCGGAATAAAATGGAAAAACAAAGTTTTTTAAAGAATCATGCCGATACGTTGGCTATAATGGGACTCAATTTGGCGATAGCTGCTATACTCATTGGTATGTGGACAGCTAATACAGCAAGAATTGATGCAGCTAACGCTAGAACAGATCAGTTATATCAGACACTAATTGATATTGTTAATCAGGGAAGAAAGTAGGTGGGGACATTCATTAAAATAATACAAAATAGAGTAGAAGAAGAACTAAAAAAAAGAGGAGAATAGGATGAATGTAGTTTTAGGGTTTATTGCCATGTTCATGGCTATTAGTGGTGTTTACTGGAGCATTCCCCATGGAAAATAAAATAAAAAGAATAGATTGGGAGAAGATATCAGTTTATTTCACTGCATTAGCTATATTGATAACCATTATGGTATTCTTAAATCAATTCCAGAGAGACATTATGGATATTGTAGAGAGAATAGCGGTTTTAGAAACAAAAACGGAAGAAAGGAATGGGAAATAAAATGGAAAAACAAAGTTTTTTAAAGAATCATGCTGACACAATGGCCATTATGGGACTTAATTTAGCAATAGCCGCTATACTTATTAGCATGTGGACAGCCAATACATCTAGGGTAGATGCATGTAATGCTAGAATAGATGCAACAAATCTTGCTTGGGAACAAGAGAGAATTGCTTTTTATCAAGCATGGAAAGAAGAAAGCAAAGACTTTCATGGGCGTTTATGTGCTATAGAAGAAGGGAGAAAGAAATAAAATGAGTTTTATTATTGCATTTGGATGGACATTTATTGTAGCGGCACCCCTGATGATTATAGCTGCGTGGCTAGACTAACCCTCTGAAAACTTATTTTCAGTTAAGAATCCCCACTTTTCCTTAGGGTGTTTTTTTTCCATATGAGTCTGCATGTTTTTGGCAAGTTCTTCTATCCCCTTTACAGAGCTTTGATTAAAGTTAACAACTAGTTTCTTGGCGATGTTTTGGAGGTATGGACTGATCAACATTTCCCTTGCTAATAGGCGCATCGACATGTCTGTGGCAACTCCTGTAAGAAAGTAAGGGTTTCCCATAGCAAGAGCAGCTGCACCAGCCGGAAGGCCAAGTATCTCTGCTTTGTTTAAGAAAGAATCTACTGTGGTTGTATTAAGTTTTTTTGAGATCTGAGCATATTTGCTATATAATTTATTGCTATCCTCAAAATCTTTAGCTAATCTAGGTGATTCTTTTTCTAAAACATCCATGATCGGTTTCTTTAAAGAAGCAAGAGCCTTTTTTCCACCACCAATACTATTCCAGTTTACAGAACGATTAATGTCCTGCCAAAAGTTTATAAGGTATTCTGGAGTTACTTCTTTGTTATTCAAAGAATCTAAAGCCTCTTCAACGAAGCTTAACGCAGCTTTTCTGTCAGGTGAAGATGATAAAGTTTTAGATAATTCTTCTTGTATATTTAAAAAATTATCACTGAGAGACAGTCTATTTTGGCTAGAAATCATCTTTTTAGCCTCTTCGGAACCCTTGATCTTATTATATGAATCACCTATGTTTTCTTTTATTTCAGATAAAACACGTTCCGTTCTTGAGCCTTTTTTTGCAACCTTAGATAAAATTGCAGATTTATTTTTCCCTTGAATCAGAGGAGTAATCTGAGATTCAGAAAGACCTATTTTTCTTCCTGACTCGATAATATCCTTAGTAGATTTACCGGGAACAAGGCGCCTGGAAATAGCGGCTTGCCCTAAAGGCAAAGCTATTTCAGCTGCTGATGCTAACAATTCTGGGGCATTTGCTTCTCTTAAGCCTTGTCCTAATAAACCGGCTCCAGTGGCAGTCGCCAATGACTTTACCCCGCCTCCCCCAAAAGCTGCTGTTTCTCCTAGAAACTCTGCTCCCCGACCCGCTATTCTACCTGCCGGAGTTTTTCCCTCTCCTATTCCAGTCAGCTCCTTAATCCCTCTTTTTACCTGACTAGAGGAAGGTAATCTAGATCCTAAAGGAATAGGTTCATCTAGTTCAGAAATTAAAAGCATCTCACCATAAGATGGAGTTTCACCTCTATTTAATTTATCTATTATCTGAGAGCGGACATCTTGCATTTGCTTTTGTT